ATTTATCTTATTAACATTCGCTTCGATAAATTACCACAATACTATAAATCCTATGACATTCGAAGAGCAAGTTCAGTTAAACCTTAAAAACATGGGGTTGGTGCGCTGATGGGGAATCCTCACCCAAAACATAAATTCACCAGAGAGCAAGCAATTGTTGCCGGTAGGAAAGGCGGACAAAATCGGTTAGGCAAAGTTTCTCTTACTTCTACAATGAGAGAGATGTTAGAAAGGGAGATAGAATACAGCGACGAGGATTTGAATAAAATAGCTGGTGATAGCTCAAATAAGCGCAAAGTGGGGACTATCATCAACTTACGAATATTAGCGTTAGCGGCGAAGGGTAATCTTCAAGCCTGCCAAGAGGTATTAGATAGGATGGAAGGAACAGCAAAACAGATGGTTGAAGTAAAGACAAGCTCCGGTAAGTATGCAGAGCTTGAGGACTTGAGCGATGAAGAAGCGTTAGCGGAGTTAAAAGCGCGGTTAAAGGATAAGAAATGATTACGTTAGAACAAAGAGCTGGTGATGTAATGGAGCGGGCTAAGAAGAACCCGTTGTTATTGCATGAGCTTATGCCTTTGCAGGAAGCGTTTACGTTGAGCGAGAGCAAGAAGAAGATACTTTTCGGAGGCAACCGTTCAGGTAAGAGCGAGGTTGGAGCTGATTACGTATTGAATAAGGCAAGACGCAATCCAGGGATGAGAATTTGGGTAGCTGGAGTCACGTTCAATGATTCTGTTAACATACAGCAGAGAAAGATTTGGGAGTTGTTGCCCAAGCATGAGGCAAGTTACGCTAAGTATAATAACATCACTGGGTTCAGCAACAAGAAGTTAGAGTTTATCAATGGGTCAATGATAATCTTCAAGTCGTTTGACCAGACATCAGAGGCGTTCCAGGGTGATGATATCGATTTGATTTGGTTAGATGAGGAGCCGCCCAAGTCTGTGTATGATGAGTGTAGGATGCGTTTGTTAGATAGAAACGGCGAGTTGATTTTAACTATGACTTCGTTAAACGGGTTGACTGATTTGATTGAGGAGATATTTGAAGGGCATGAAGTCATACAATCGCAGTACGCTGAGATGGTAGACAAGGAGTTGCCGAGGATAGCGAGGAAGAACGATTTCGAGATATTCTTCTTATGGACGACAGAGAACCAGTATGTTAATCAGCAACGGTTGAAAGATGAGTTAAGGACGCTTGATTCAAACGAAATACTTTGCCGCGTATATGGAATGCCGTTGAATCTCGCAAGCAAGATATATCCAAAGTTCAGTATAGGCGTTCATGTATGGCAACCAGAAGAGATAGACATTACTGGGTCGCAGATATGGAACATATTAGACCCTCACGATAGAAAGCCATGGGCAATGATATGGGTGGCTGTGAGTAAAACAGGACATGCGGCGGTGATACATGAATATCCGTTTGAGAGAGATTTTAACGACATGGTATATGATGATAAAACGTATGATGAGTACGTTAAGGTCATTAAATCAACCGAGAAAGTACTGGTGGAAGGACTGAGGAATAAGTATGTCAAGCGAATCATCGACCCTAATTTCGGGAATAAGACAGTGCAGTTGGCGGAACGTGTTGGAGGGCAAGCAAAGACTACCCCTAAGGTTGAGCTTGAGAAGCGTGGATTGAGGTATCAGGACGGCATTGACGCGATTGAAGCCGGACATATGCAAGTCAAAGAGTGGTTGTACTGGGAAGCAAAGAAAGATGAAATAATTGTTCAGCCGAGATTGATCGTTTCGTCTGCTTGCCAGAACACGATACGGCATTTAAGCAGGTATTCTCGTAAAGATATAGTAAGCGCAGATGGCGATATGAAGGACAAGGTCGGGTTGAAGGAAGCGTATAAGGATTTCTGTTTTGTAGCGGGAACGATGATAAGGACAGAATACGGATTAGAACGGATAGAAAATATAAAAGTTGGCGATATGGTAGAAACAGATGTTGGTCTCAAAGAAGTTTTAGCTTCAGAAATAACTGGATATAATAGGCCAACAATAAAGGTTACATTTTCAGATGGGAGAATACTGCAAGGAACTCCAAACCATAAAATTTATTTAGAGTCTGGATTAAATATTTCTCTTGATTTGTTAAGATATGGTGATATAGTGAAGATATGGGAAGGCCAAAGACATACGATTGGAAGATTGGAAGAAGCGGTTATCGGCAACTCGGCTCAAGATTTGAGCATCGAGAAGTTTGGGTATCACATTTTGGAGACATACCAAAAGGCATGCAGATACATCACCGAGATGGTGACAAGCTTAACAATGATATTTCAAACCTTGAGATTATGTCCGTCAAGCAGCATAGACGGTTGCATCCTTATTCAGAACAGAAGCTCAGAGAATTATCTGAGTCATTACAAAAGGGAACAGACAGACAGAACAAGATGGTTGAATGGCACAGAAGTGAAGAAGGCAGAAATGTTGCTTCGAGAGAATTTAAAAAGAATTGGAAGAAAAGAAAACCAGTTACAAGAATATGTATACAATGCAATAAAGAATTTCAGACAAAAGTTTGTTGGGAATCAAAGTTCTGTTCAAACAATTGCAATGCAGCATGGAGAAGGAAGTCCGGAAAAGATAACGAAACGAGAGCGTGTATTATCTGCAATAAAGAGTTTACAACGAACAAATATTCAAAATCAAAATGCTGCTCCAAAGACTGCGCTGGTCGTAGTTCAAGTCGAACAAAGCTCACCCGCAACAGTATATAATTTAACAGTTAAAGATTGTCATAGATATTATGCTAACGATATTCTCGTCGCCAATTGCGACTTAATTCGTTATTTTGTAATGTCGAATCCTAAATTTATCGACCCTATTGAATTTAAACCACAGTTAAAGAAGGTTTATTAATGGACATCATTAAAGTCAGAAAAGATCAAGGAAGCATTAGGATTGATTATCACAACGAAGCAACGGTTAGCGAGTTAATGTTAACGTATGCAATTATAATGCTTGAATTGCCGAGTAAGATCAAGGCTATGCAAATAAAAGCAGCAGCTAAAGAGCAATCTGGAATAGTCGTACCAAGGGGATAACGTGGAAATAAAAATAGATTTATACGGTTGGGCTGATTCTTTTGCGGATGATTTAAAAATACGTTTTGCCTTGCAGTTAGCGTTTTATTCTGTGAATAAAAATTGTGATTGGTTGTTTGATATTACGAAAAATGGAGGGATGGTTAATCGCCCATGGAATATTTGTGTATATGCTGAACGTCAATGTATGGGTGGATATAATGGAGATAAATCAGTTAGAGAATTTGAAATAAAAAGAATAAATTTTGATGTTAATCAATTAACACTTGGCGATATTTATAGTAATGCTAAAAAAGCTTTGGAGGGTATTAAATAATGCCTAAAGACCTTCGTTTAGAGTTAGAGATCGAGTCAGATTCTTTCCAAGGGATAGATGAGCGAGCGATAGTTCGTCAGGTGCTTGAGGATTATGCAGATGGCGTAAGCATGATGGATAAGTGGATGAGCGACCGGCAGAAAGACGTTCAGATGTACGAAGGTGTTAAGCCATCAGAAATTGAAGGGTTAAGTAAAGAGACGTGGCAGAGCGACAGGAATATGGGATTGACAGCAGCGAGTTGCGATGCTTATCAAGCTACGTTATTGGCTACATGTTACAACCCTGACACTATTCATTTCGTAGCGACAGAGGAGAACGATTTAGACCGCAGAGACAATTTGACTACGTTTAGTAAGTGGATGGTCGGGTCAGGCGAGTGCAATATCAAGCCAGAGGTTGACGATTTCATTAGCAATAGGATTCAGCAAGGTACTAGCGTATTCAAGGTAACGTATGACGTTTGGGATGAGTGGGTCGATTTAAGGATACCGAGGTATGGAACAACAGGTGATTTCATTGGATATAAGATTGAAACGAAGTTAAGACGGTTTGAGCGTGGAAATCTTTCAAATATAGACAATCTTGAAGATTTAATAATTCCGACGTTTGGGAAGACTTTGCAGGATAAGGCTTTTATTATTCATGTTTTACACAAGACTCCTAACGACTTAGAGGCAGACATTGAGGCAGATAAGTTCAATAATGCAGATAAAGACTTTATTGATAAGATCAAAGGCTCACAAGTAAGCAGTAACGATAAGAGGATAAGCGAGGAGAAAGCTAAGGAATTAGGAACGAGCAAGGAAACGGGAATAGGAGTTCAGTCGCTTCGTAATGTGCCTATAGATATTTTAGAATGGTATGGCGTATTGACAGTTGCAGGTAAGACTGAGCGGTTTAGGTGTCACGTGGAACCTTCAACGCAGACTTTGTTAAGCATCAAGCCGTTACGTAAGATTACGCGGTCAGGAAAGTATCCGTTTGTTGGAGGAGCGTTGATTCGGAGGCCAGGGTTTTGGCATGGAAAGAGTTTACCGAGGTTGATTGCGCCTGTAGTGAATGCGTTTAATAATGTATGGAACCAGAAGAGCGATTTCCAGTATTTTGAGAATTGTCCGTTTTTCTTCTTTAAGCCTGACGAGAACTACCAGAAGGCGCAGATTAAGTTAATGCCAGGATTAGGTATTCCTACAGACGACCCAAGCAAGATAAATGTACCAAATCTTTCAAGGTCAATGGCATGGGCGCAGCAAGATATGCAGCAGTTAGATATGTTGCTTGAGAAGTTGACAGGCGCGGCGTCTTACTTCACGTCTAACGATCAGAATGTAAGTGGAACGGCAACAAGAGACGTGCTTATAAACCAGAAGTCAGAAGTGAGGTTCGGATTATGGGTAACGAGAATAATGGACGACATTTCAGAGGCGATAACGATGCTTCTGAATATGTACCAAGATTGGGCGCCGCCGGACTTAGGGGAGAGAATCCTTGGGGAAAACGGGAAAAGACTATTCCAGAACTTTACGCTCGCCTCCATACGTGGCGGATACGATGCGAGGTTGACAGCGGATGTGATTGCTGGTTCTAAGACATTAGAAAGAAACGTAGCAATGTGGGGATTAGAGACTTTACAGCAGACAGTCTGGTTCAATCCTCAGATAAATCCGAGAGGGAATTGGCAGTTAGTGAAGAGCGCAGCAAAGAAGTTCGGTGTAGAGAATATAGACAACATTATGCCTCCGGAACCACCCGCAATGGACAGAGAACGCGACAACGTTAAACAAAAATGGGCCCAATTAATGCAAGGCGAGTTGCCGGAGGTTAAGCAAACAGATAATGCCATGGAGTTATTCAGTGGCGTTACGCAATTATATGAGGAGAAAAAAGGAAGTTTGGATGAAGAAGTTGTGCCTAATGTAGAGAATTATCTTTTCCATTTGTCGATAGCAATGGTAGAGCAAGTAAAAGCGACATATCAAAGCATGATGGCTAATCAGTTAGCAATGAAGATGATGACAGGACAATCAATGCCCCCTATGCAAATAGGGCAAGGACAGCCAGGAGTACCGCCAATTGCGCCAGGACAGCCGCCACGAGGCACAAAGGCGCCAGCGCAAGTAATGGGTCAACCAGGAGGAATGTATGTCAGTCCCGCAGGTAGAGTTGGAAGTATGGCTCAGTCTATTTGACAGTAAGGCATGGAGTTTACTTAAGGACTTCATGTATGAAAAGGCAGAGTATCATTTAGCAGAGTCGATGTTAAAATTACGCAACGGGGAGGTGGATGAAGCAAAGGTTCATCTCGCTATGCATGATGTTATAAATAAAGTGCTTCCGGATATCCGGTCGCGGGTTCAACAGTTAAAGGAGATGGGAAATGGGTCTAACCAGTAATTTCAAAGCAAAGAAGATGAAACAGTATCCGGTATTACAACCTAAGCCAAAGAATCCGTCACGACTGCACATGAGTTTTGCGGAGGCTTTAGCGGATAGCAATTTAATCAAGTTGGCAAGAGAGAAGGCCAAGGAAACAGAACAAGCGATCTTAAAAGGAGCGACAGTTGAAAAAAGCAGCCAAGAAGTCAGTCAAGAAATCAGTCAAACAAGCAATGCCAATGAAAAAAGCGTGCAAGTAAAAGATAATCCCTTCGTAAAGAAGGCAGGAAGACCTCGTAAAATACAATAGTCGATAAGGAGACTATCAAATGGAATCAATTATGGAAGAAAAGGCCGTCAAGGTGGCCGAGGAGTTCATCAAGCAGAGGGAAGAGGCTAAAGTTAAAGCCGCTGAATATGCATTGACTGAAGAGCAGAAGGCTAAACTCGCTGAAGAGAATAAGGTTAAAGAGGCTGATGAAGTAAAGGCTAAAGAGTTAGCTGTTAAGTCTGAGCAAGAGGAAGTAGAGATTCTAGATAAAGACGAAACGCAGTTGACCGAAGAGCAGAAGAAAAAGAAAGCCGAAATCTTAGAATCTCGTGAGAAAGAACCTGATGTTAATAAGATTATCAAAGGGTTAAAGGACGCCAACCGACGTATCGATAAACTTGTCGGTAGAAACAAGGAACAGGAGTTTGAATTCCAGAAATCTTTACGAGAAAAAGAGTTAGAAATAGCGGAGTTGAAACGTAAAGTTGAAGGCGGAGTAATTAAACCCGAGGATATTGAGAATCAAGTAATTAGCGAGGCGCAAGTTAAAATCGCTAGGTATATACAGGAAGACGAAGTTAAACCAAGAGAACAGCGCCGCGAGATGATTAAAGAAGAAATCGAGGAATGGGTAATTGAAGACCCAGAAGCTGCGTATGCTTGGATAGCAAAAAGAGAACTTCGTAGAGAGAGAGAGATAGAATCGGATCGGCAGAAAGTTGAAGTTAAAGGTAAAGCAACCGAATTTCTACAGAAGCAAGAAGATTCTGTCAATCGTTTCTTAATTAAGTATCCTAACGCCAAGCCAGAAAAGCGGGCATTGGAGTTAAAGAATCAAGGTAAGACTTACGAAGAGGCAAACAAGATTCTTTCTGATGAGTTTCCAGAGTATCGTTTGACAAACGAGATAGTTGTCGAACATCCTGAGTGGATGAAAGAAGTTCATTTCGGACAACTTCTTGCAGACGAACTTGGTAAACGTCTAACGAAGAAAGATGAAAAGGTTGTTTCTAAAAAAAGTTATACTGAGGACGAGTTAAAACGAGCCGTGCAGGAGGCTTTGGAAATGGAAACCCAACGGAGGAGCAGCATTGACAGTGGAATAAAACCGTCAGGCGCTAAGATTGAAATGACCAATAAACTAACAAGGCAGGAAGAAGAACTTAAGGCAGAGGTAGATAAGGCAAACCGTCGTGGGTCTAACCTTGATTTCAACAAGGTATTAGAGCGACATAGGTATAGAGCGACCAGACCGGATTTAGTTGGGTATGGTGGGAGAGATTTAGATGACAAGTAAGCAAGATAGACAGGAAACTGGATATATTTGCGGACAATGTCATTTAGAGCAGTCTTATTTAGTAAGCGAGCAACCTCCTAATCCATGTCCTTCTTGTGGTTGGACGCACTTAACAAGAAGACCGGATGACGTACCTTCTGAGATAAAGATTCGACTTGCCGATTACGGAGGGTAATACAATGGCAGTAACTGGGGTTCAGAAGACGTATTACAAGGCGACCGGATTCACTCCGGATTCTCCTTTAAAGACTCCTGGGTTGTTGAAGATTACCGCTGCTGCAGTCACCATTGTTAAGGGTGACGCTATTCACGATAATGGCAGTGGGTTAGCAACAAACGCAACAACTTCATGGGCGGCAACGTTTTTAGGTATCGCGGCATGCGATTGCGCATCAGGCGGGGATTGTTACATTATCCCGTTTGATAGCGGTGTTCGTTATTGGGTAGCTAATGGTTCAGCAACGCAAGCGGCTACAACTGATATCGGTGAGGTAATCGATTTGGAAACCTGTAATACTGTAGACGTGAGTGACGTAACTGTTACAGCG